ACTGTATAGAGTGTTGTATTTGTGGTTGCACTTGGAGCACTTTGCCCAAGTACTTTATATGTTGTTGCCATTTGTTTATGCTCCCATTAGTAAGAAAGGACTGATGGTTTCTCCACCTCCACCACCTCCAGTGGAAGTAATTGTTACATTACCAGTGCTTTGATTTATTGAAATACCAGAACCAGCAGTAATTGAAGTTACAATACCAGTTAAATTGGATCCAGAACCAGAGAATGAAGTGGCAGTCACTACTCCAGTTGCAAGAGCATCACCAACGATGTGCAGTTTTGATGTTGGATTTGTCGTTCCTATGCCGACATTTCCACTTGAGTTTGCATATAATCTTATATTGCCACTACCATCAGCAATTACAACATTATTGTTAGATGTTCTTATATCTAAACCACCCGAATTACCATTAAACTTGCCTAATATTGTATTATTACTTCCACTAGTAACTGAACCTCCAGATTGACCCCCGATAAATGTATTATCGGAACCAGTCGTAAAATATGCTGCACCCTGACCAACAAATACATTGCCAGTTCCAGTTGTTAGTACGTATCCACAACCTGATCCAATGCTAACATTACTTGTTCCTGATGCAGTAGGTGATGCCCATGCACCAATATATACACTATTTAAAGATGTTGGATTGGAAGTAGGATTTCCACTATTCCATATCATAGAAGCATTACTAGGATCATTACCTGATGATCTTAGTAATATTTGAGATCCCCAAGTAATTTTTGATGCACTTGATCCAATACCATATGTTAGTGTAATATCCCCACTTACAGATGCAATACCAACTACATGTAGCTTTGTTGCTGGATTTGTTGTTCCAATGCCAACATTTCCAGAGACGTAAGCTCCACCAGTTACTTGAAGTAGTTGTGATGTTGTTCCTGTTGATGATGAAGTTCCTACTAAAAGATTTCCTTGAGTAACTTTAACTGGACCACCACCACCTTTTAACTCAACACCACCAGTTTCTTCAGAACCACCATCAATAATAAGACCTGCACTATCTGTAAATAGTATATTATTTCTTGTGGTTTGAACCCCACCACCAATTAATTGAATTTGTCCATTAGGTCGGTAAAGAGTTTGTCCAGAATCTGTAATAACTAAATTGTTAAGATTAACATCACCATTAACCTGAAGTTTTGCTGTTGGATTTGTGGTTCCTATGCCGACATTTCCATTGAGTTTATAAATGTTGTCGCCAGTTCCAGTAGTCCATCTTGATGCTACAAATTGACTTCCATTTTGATAAAATGTGCCAGTAAAATTAATATCTCCAAGTACGTCTAATTTGTATTGTGGATTTGTGGTTCCTATACCAATATTAGAAAGTGTATAAAGTCCAGTTGCAGATATCAACCAATCGGAATTAGTACTAAAAGAATTCCAGGAAGTTCCATCCCAAATCCAGTTAGTATTTCCAGAATTAAAAGTTTGATTTAATGAAGGGCTATTTGGAAAATTTAATGCCATTTTTAAAAAAATTATAGAACTATTATAGAGCAATAGAATATGCTATAGCTTGAGCTGTAGTTACTCCAACCCCATCAGCCCCAGCTGGTATTGTGAAATCTAAAACAGCATTTGATGAAGTGCCACTATTTATTACCGAAGCTGATGTTCCTGGGGCTCCAGTAGTAACAGAACCTACAGATATAGCAGCAGCAAGACCAGAATCACCTCTAGGAATACTAAAATTTAAAATAGCATCTGATAGTGTCCCTACATTTGTTATGGAAGCTGAAGACCCAGGATTTCCAGTAGTTACTGTACCAATTTGGATTGTACCTGAATCTCCTTTTTGAGAAACAAATGTATCAACCCACTGAGAACTATCACCATCATTATAATAAATTTTTAATTTTCCCTCATCAGACTTCCACCATAAATCACCACTGGATGATGAAACTGGAGCAGTGTCAGATATTGTTACAGTTGAATTGCCACCACCAGCAGAGGTAATTGTCACAGCACCAGTACTTTGATCTATTGAAATACCAGAACCAGCAATAATTGAAGTTACAATACCAGTTAAATTAGATCCAGAACCAGAGAATGAAGTAGCAGTAGCAGTTCCATCTACAGTTAAGTCTTCCGTAACATATAAATTGCCTTGAACATGTAATGTTTGAGATGGAACATCAGTTCCTATACCAACTCTATCATTAATAGAATCTACTATTAGTGTATTTGTGCCAACGCCAGATTTATCAGTTTGTAATCCATAATTAATAGTAAAATCTCTTTTAGTTGCCATTTAAAATACCTGGATTATACAACAATTGAAGTTCTTGATACTTTTACAGTTGCTGAAGTTGCAGAACCCATTGTTACTAGAAGTCTTACATTTCCACCAGAAATATCAGCATCTAATGTACCTAAAACACTTCCAGAAGCAACAGTTCCATATTCAGTAATAAATGCAGTTGTTCCATTATGAACAAGAAGAATTTTACTGATTTGATATGCACTACCCTGTACAATCTGAACTAAATACTCAGCACTTCTGAATGTAGCTGCGGGGAATGTATCAGTAGCAGTTTGATTGACTGTTGCAACTGTTGTCGTAGAAGCTTCTATAGCTGCCTGGGTTCCTGTGTAGATTAGTGATCCAACTCCACCAATGTTTACAGATCCTGTAACACTAGTGAAGATATTTGCAGTTCCAGTTGTGACATCAGTAGTTAAATTAATTGAACCTGCGGCAGTACTGTTAATTTGAATTGTATTTCCACTTACTGCACCACCAAATGTTAAAGTTGACGCACCAGCAGTAGCTGCGGTAGCAATATTAATACTTCTTGCAGTAGTTTCAGTATTAGCAAGAGCTAATGTTGTGGCAGCACCAAATGCATTGACTGTGGTTGCTGTTGTATTGAATACATCAAAAGATGTAGAACCAGTTGTTACACTTGTAGTGAATGCTGGTGATGTGCCAAATACTAGAGCACCAGAACCAGTTTCATCTGAAATAACTCCAGCAAGTTCAGCAGAAGTTGTTGCAGCAAACACATTAAGTTTGTTTGCGGTAATTGCTAAAGTAGCGTTTGCTGCAGCAGTTGGTAAACTATATGTAAAAGCAGAACCTTGTGCTAAAATTGAAGTTCCAATCTTAGTTTTACCAGTTGGTAACTGAACTGCAGTTGCACCAGTACCACCGATAGTAATGGTACCAGTTGTTGCAGTTGCAATGTTAACTGCTTGTGCTGCAGCAGTTCCAGTATTACCAATATCAACTTGACCAGAACCATCTGCAGAACCAATTCTTAAAGTTCCAGTAGTTAATCCATTAGCAATGGAAACATTACCTGTGGTGGTTGTGGAGAATAATCTTGATGTAGTATCAGCTGCAGAGAAAATATCTCCACCTGTTACATATAAATCTCTAATTTCTACATCACCTACAGTTCCAGAGAATACTTCAGAAACATTATTTGACTGAGGAATAAACGTGAATCTTTGTGTACTTTGATCAAAACCAAAGAAACCATTTTTAGAATATATTAAGTTTCCTAGATTTGTTGTGTAAGTTCCAGCAGCAACAATAGATGAAACTGTAAATGTAAATGTAGAAAGATCATTTGACTGAATTTTCCAGGTTCCATTTAATTTTGATTGTTCAGTTCCAGTCGCACCTGAAATTGTAATAGTATTACCAACTAGTTCTTGAGGTGGAAAGAACAAAGAATGAGATGCAGTAACTGTGGTAGTTCCATTACCAGTATAGTTGTCTACGAGGAGAGATAGACCTCCCCATTTAAATTCAATACCTCTATCCTTTGTTGTTTCTACAGTAGACGTATCTCCACCCAATGCAAGGATAGGATCATCAAGAGATGTTACGGTGGAATTTACAATTGTAGTAGTGCCATCTACTTGTAAATTTCCAGAAACAACTAAATTATTTCTAACAGTAGTATTTCCAGATGCAGCACCTATTTTTAAATCTGTTGCAGCACCAAATGCATTGACTGTAGTTGCTGTGGTATTGAATACATCAAAAGATGTAGAACCAGTTGTTACACTTGTAGTGAATGCTGGTGATGTGCCAAATACTAGAGCACCAGAACCAGTTTCATCAGAAATAACTCCAGCAAGTTCAGCAGAAGTTGTGGATGCAAATTGTCCTAAATTTGAATTAGAGTATACTACAGTTCCACCAGAACCAAAATTAACTGAAGTTGCATCAGTACCAGTAAATGTAAGTGTATTTGATACTGTTAAAGTTTTACTATCAGCTATGGTAAGTGTTGCACCATTTGCTGGAGCAGTAATAGTTATTTTATTAATAGTGCCAGAAGTAATATTTCTTGAACTATCGACAAATGAGTTAGTATTTACGCTTATGCCGTATTTAATATCTAAAGCTTTAGATGTTGCCATTTGTTAATCTCCTACGCTGTTAAAGAAATTCTGGAAATTTTAGTAGTTGTGTTTGCAACCGAAGGTGTAACTAATAGTCTAATATTACCATTATTTATGTCAGCATCAATAGAAGAAATTGGAGAATTAGTAGTTGCTAAAATTGCATATTCTGTAATATAAACATTGGTATCATCATGCATCAGTAATATTTCAGAACTGTAAAATTCAGAAACTCCTGTTTGCTCTACCTGTATTAAATATTTAGTCGTTCTATATGTTGTAGATGAGAAAGAATCTGCAACAAATTGATCGAAAGACGCAGATTGTATAGTTGTCGTAGATTTTATTTGAGAATCATTAATTAAAACTGAATTATCTGTTTTAATTTTTCCTATTATATCTAATTTTTCTGTTGGATTTGTGGTTCCTATGCCGACATTTCCATTGAGTTTATAAATATCATCTCCAGTTCCAGCAGTCCATCTTGATGCTACAAATGGATTTCCGTTCTGGTAGAAAATTCCAGTAAAATTAATATCACCAAGTACGTCTAATTTGTATTGTGGATTTGTGGTTCCTATACCAATATAATTAGTTGTAGTAATTTTTCCAGTGGTATTAAATTCTGCAGTAATTCCAGTTCTAGTTGTGGTTGTATGTATATATTGTGTATGATCATCATTAATTAAATTTGCAAAAGTACTATGATTTGTTAAATCAATAATACTATCTGTGCTAATTCCAGTGCCCTTTCTAATGAACAGTTTGCCATCAGCAGTGTTTACTGCAAGTTCTCTTAGGGATAAGTCTGAAAGTGCTGGTAATTTTCCAGATACCGCACTAGACTTTAAACGAATATTTGTAATTGTGGCCATATGGCAAAATTCCTGGGTATATATCTATTAAAAAGAGGGATATATATCCCTCTTTTATTTATTAAGTGTTCAATTAATCTCGACAATATTTTCTGGGGGAGGACCAAACATATTTTCAATATCTTCTCTTGTTAAATTTTCTGGGTTAATTTCATTTATGTATGTTGCTATATTTTCAGTAGGTTCATTATTAGATTCTTCCAAAACATAATTTTCTTCAGTTAAATTTTCAGTATTTTCAGTATTTTCAGTATTTTGACCTAAAAATTCATCAAGTTGTTCTACTATTTTTGATGGATCATATAGTGCTTTTGATTTATTTGATAAATGATGGTGAGCATAAATTCTATTTCCTTCCTCACATGGAGTAAATGAAATACTATAATATCCGTGAATTGGATTAAATGCAGGGATTGGACTCCCTGCTTCAATTGTAGATCTAATAATTTCTTTTAATTCTTCAGGGACATCATCAGATTCTAATTGTTGTTCGCAGATGTTCCTGTTTTCTTCATCTAAAAATAAGTTCAATTCGTGTTCTTGTTCATCAGTTAAAAAATACGACATTGTTCATTCTCCAGTGAATAATTAAATGTTAGTTTCATTTCCTACAACAGAAATTGATTGCTCAATGTGGGTTTTTGGATTTAATCTTGTCACTTCTACATTCATAAGTGGAGATCTATAAGTTGAAAGATCACCTAGATTAATATCAATTACTTTACTAGCATCATCAATTGTTTTAGTTGCAAGAAGTTGGTCGTAAGTATTTAGAAGAACTGTTTGGTTGAATGTTCTTCTATTGATATTAAATCTGTAATTATATCTGTTATATCCAGTAGCCGAAGTTGCAGCAACATTAAATCCTGCATTGTTCACGTCATTAATATCTGTAGTAGATGTAGAACCTCCACCAGAGAATACTAATGCATTTGATGGTGCGTTAGTAGTTCCTGCATGTTTAACTCTTGGAGAAATATAACTCCATGAAGTATTTCCACTGATAGTTGTTCCAGTATAATTCATTGATAATGTAACTGAATTTCCATCTGCAGCTACAGATTTTACTATTCCAATTCTATTTGAAGAAGTTGGTGTAGATCCACTATAAACTACATCTCCAGGTAGAAGTCTAGAGCCGATGCCAGTTCCAGTTAATGTTGCTGTATTTTGAGTTATAGAAATTGCTAGTGTCTGAGTTATTCTTGAATCTGTTATACTGAGAGATGGCTTGTAGTGAATAATTCTATCTACAATATACTGCTCAGAGAGTCTAGATGTATCTCCACCAGCAACTGTTCCAGTTCCAGATACAGTTCCATTTTGTAAATTATACTTGAGTCTTACTGAAGATGTAAATTGATATTGTTTTGTATCATATGATTCACCACCTCCAGATATGTAAGCTCCATGGTTTAATCCAGCGTAAATGCTTCCAGTATTTAAGGATGTATGATTCAATGCATTTAATTTAAATCTACCAACTCTATCATATGAAGTTAATGTATTGAGTGCATAATTACTTTCAATTCCAGCAATATTTTGATTAATTTGCATCATATAATTGCCATAACCAACGGATTCCCATATTGCATGTACTGGAACTGCAGTTAGCCACATTGAATAATTATATTGTCTTCCCCACTGAACAGATGAAGCTCCATTCATTACTAATCCTTTCGCTCTTTCTCCAGCATTTGTCAATCCAAAGTTTCCAACCCAACCCTGTCTTCCAGAAATTTCTTGACCACCAGGCTCAGTGCCAGCACGGATATAATTTTGATATCTTTCATACCAAATTCTATAATCACCAAATGTTAATTTAACTCCAGTATCAGTGTAAATAAATTTCTTCACTACAGGGCCATCATTTGTGAAGTTACCTTCTCTATGGCTGACAAAAATTTCATCAATACTTAACCAAAGTTTTTTATTTGCAAATAAAGTATGTAAAATTTGGTATTGATCTGCTGAGGCAAGGGTGCAAGTAGCTACTCCAGAAGTAGTTGTTACACTGAATATTTGGGATGAGAATGTATATGTTCTTCCAGTAGAAGTATACTTCCACCCACTATGAGAACTTAAATTGCCAGTATAGGTAGTATTTAAATTAATCGCATTGCTGGTTACAGATGTAACTGTTCCAATTAAATTGGAAGATGCATCATAAATTACAGCTCCAGGGAAAATATAAGATCTTTGATCATTTTGAGTTGCAATTGTGGAACTATTATTTATTGTAATTGTTCCTCCTGCATGACTTGTAGATTCTACTACTAATTCATCTTCCCAAGTGTATGTTAACAAATCTCCTGCTTGAATTCTACCACTTCTATTTGGAAGTTGAATTGTAGTTCCTATTCCATTTGCATCTGGGGCAGTCATTATCGCATTATTTGGACGGAATGAACTACCTCCAGTCTTAGGATAAGTCCAACCACCACTATTAACATACATTAAACCATAAGATCTCATTGCAGAAGATGAATAGTTATCAGGATAATCATCTGCTAGATAAATATTAAGTTTGTTTGTATCTTTTTCAATATCAATTATTTTAGATTTGAATACAAAACTATTTGTTTCTCTAATACCAGCTTCTCCAAAATATCCTTCATTTTGATGGTTACATGGACAAAGTGATAGTGTAGTTCCTTCTGGAATATTTTCAATAAGTGGCTTGTCTAGAATTAATCTTACAGAGTTATCAGTGAAAGATTGATAATACCAAAGAACCCAATCTCCTGCATATACTGAAGTAGTATTTGGATTTCCATCTTGTGCATCTGGGTCAATTAAGTTTGCATTTAATGTAATTGTAGCTACTTTAGTTGTAGCATCAACTGATTTAGAAGTTATCACTCTTGTCCAACAGCAATGATTTCTCATCCAAACTAGATAATCAGAATTTCCTGATTTCTGTCCGTTGAAAGTTTGACTTCCAGATGGAGGTGTAACACCAGCTTGTAACTGTATTCTATAAACTCCAGATCCTCCGTTTCCAGTTAAAACTATATCATCTTCATATGTTCCAGATTCGTTAATTGCATCACCTTCAAAACCAACTACATAACCAATAAGAGTTCCAGAACCAACTGTACCTCCAGTTCTAATTGGTTGACCTTTGTATAATCCACCACTTGTTACTCCAGTTACAGTAAGGATTCTTTCAGTTGGATCTGTAGTGTTATTAATATCAGTGATAGTTGCAGTAAATACAGCATCAGAACCTAATCTATGAGTAGATCTAACATATGCAGGACTAATTTTTATATTAGCTTGACCTGCGTTTGCACTTTCATGAAGTGGAGTCCACATATAATTCCAGCTTACAAATCCTGCAGGTCCAATTCTAAAAGTTTCGCCTCTAGGACTAGAGAATCTTGCAGCTGTTAGTGGATTTACATATTGATATGGCTCCATGTTTGTAGCAGAAGAACCAAAAATATTAAAAGTTCTACTATCTCTAGTTTCAAATGTATTAGTGCTTCTTATTGTTCCACTAATCATTCGGTCTCCCGCTCTATTAGTAGAATTACTTGCTCCAGCAGTATATTGGGCATCACCAACAGTGATAGTGCAACCAGACCAATCATAGGTATCTGTGATATTTTTGTAAGGTATGGTAACTGGTTGTCCAATAGATAATTTCTGGAAATCATTATCTACATTGTTAGATGCAATACTAACTCTAGCGATTTTATTTGAAACGATACCAGTTGGACTTACATATTCAGGAACAGTTAGAGTTCCAAAACTTTGATTGCTAGAATTAGTGCTTGGGAATACTCTACGTAATCCATAGCAAGTAACATCTACTGGATCTGCCAATCTTAATATTGTAGATTCTAGACTACTTAGTGTAACAGTGGCATCAGTAGAATCATTTGGATCTAGACCCTCCCAGTCACGAATATAATGTGGCCAGTACTTTGTCATACTTCTGGTCAATCTTAATTCATATCCAGTATTTGTAGTAGGATCTCCAACTTTTTGGAAATCACAAGTTTCACGATTTCCAATCACCATTCTTCCAGAAGATGGCCAGTAATCTAGAATATTATCATAATCAAATAGGTCAACTCTAGTATTTGCAGGATATGTTGGATCATATTCTGGATCCTCAAGCATCACTACAATATCTGCTCTTTGGTCTGAAAGATTAGAAGTATTAATATATTTGTATATTCCCAAATATGGTTTAGAATTTGTGGTGTCAGTATTTGCAATTCTATAGTAAGTTCCGCCTAGAAGAATGTAGCTTCCTGGTTTGAAGATTGTTCTAGCAGCAACTAATTTTTGCTTAATTGCTGTAGTAGATGGTTGATTAACTCCATTCAGAATAAAGCAATTCTGTGGCAAGATAGCCATATACTCAGAGTCACCTAACACGTTAACATCAATATCAAGATTTCTTCTTGCAGTGATTTGAATAGCTGAAGTTAAATTTATAGCTCCATTGTAAATAGCTAATTTAGCACCTTCTTTATGACCAGAACCATAATCTAAAATATCAAGACTTGTAATTACTCCAGCACTATTTGTTGACATTCTAACTTTTCCATCAGTAGCAGTATTATCATCTAAATTTCTTAGTGACAATATAGTTGCTCTGCTTACATTAGGAGTTATGTTTGCAGATCCAATAGCTAAATCTGCATGTTCTGCAAAAGTATTTACATTATTATCGGTTGCAAGAATTAATTTAGAGGTTCCATTGACAACTGTTTTTTGATAACGAGATGTTACAGTTGAAACATAATTATATCTCTTAGAATCAAGATATCTTGTATTAATTTGGATATTGGAACCACTAGTAGAACCAATTTCAGAAGGAATATTTCCACTGTATTTGATACGTGCTAACTTATACGCCCCATTTGCAGATGGATTTCCATCTTTATCAAATCTATTAGTATAAGTTGTTAATCTTGTAACTGTCGCATAAGTAGTTTCAATATTAGTAGTTTTTACAATCTTTGTTGCATTTGCACCAAAGAAAATATTATTAACTAAATCTTGACCACTATCAGTATCTGCAGGATATAAGAATGTCAATGTTTTAGGTGGAAGAGTTGCCAAATCTCCACTTGTAACTGTAGTTCCAGTGGAACGTGTAGTTGAAGAACTATTATTCCATCTTAATCGAATTGCACTAGCTTTTGTTCCATTGGAAAGTTCTACATATTTATTTCCATTAGTATCATTTGGAATACTTGTTGGATTTGTAGTAGTTGTATTATCATAATATAATGGATAAGGTGCTTGATATCTTTCAAACAGAGATAGTCTAGTTTGAACTCCACCAGGAGGAATTACAGTGCCATCCCATGCTGTAATTGAACTTGGACTTAAATTATATCTTCTAATAGCTTGGTTTGTTGAAATTGGGAAAGTTCTGGAATCACCATCACTCAATTGACCATAAGGATCTTTAGAAGGCTCTAGGAACACATTTGATAGAGGATCATATTCTGTAATCTTTCTAAATTCCTCATCTTCTTTTGAAGTTAAAATGTGTTGTGCAGGACGTTCTCCACCAATTCTTTCAAAAGAGTTTTGATCTTCCATCTGGAACATCTCAATTGAGTGTCCAGCAATGAATAAACCACCCGCTCTAGAATTTGTATTGCTTAATAGTCCAGTCCAATCAAGAGATAGATTTCCTCTGAATCTAGTTCCAGAAAGTGTTAACTTAGAACCTCTACATCTAATTAATCCACCACGATATCCACCACCAAATGTATTTGCTGCTTCACTTGCAGGTGATTGAGCACCAATGGTAACACCACTAAGATTTAAATCAAAGTTAGAACCTGGAATTGCATCTACATTAATTAGGCTGCTCTGATAATTTCCGTTTACTGCACTACTGCTATCTCCAGGTGCTGATGGGAATCTTCTTCTGAGTGCTCTATATGATTGTGGCCAAGAAGAATAAATTTTCTTGCCTCTAGCACTAAGAACATCAATATCGCCAAAACTATCAAGATTGTAATCTTCAACATATGGAGATCCTGGTACTACAGTACCATTTCCAGTTACTCTAACTGCAGCAAAGAAATTAGTTTTTGCAACGAAAGTAAAATCATCACCATCTAATCTTGTGCTATTGACATCAACAGTTCTTCCTGTAGGTGATAATACAAATCCCTTTCTGTCAGATACTGTAATTGTCCAATTTCCATTGAATGCAACTTGAGTTGCACCAACAGTATATACACCAAACCCAGTAATAGTGCCAGCTCCACCCGCAGTATTGATTATTGGATATACTACATAACCAGTTCCACCAGTTCCACCAGCAGGACTTAAAGTTGCAGTTGCATATCCATTATATTTACGTCCATTATTTGTAATTGCAGCATTTAATTTTGCTGCAATTGCAGCAGGAGTAGATTCTCCAGCAAAGTTTATTGTATTTGCAGCAAATCCAGTTCCAACTCCACCTCCAAAACTAAAGATGTTTGGATTATATGAAGCAAATTCTTTAATTAAATCTGCATTAATTCCAGCATTTTCAATATAGCTATTTAAGCTAGAGTTTTGAGGATTTGCTGGATTGATTGAAGCAAGATCTGCAATACTATTTGGATTTATATCAAGGATGACAAATCTAGATTCTTGGAAACCACTAACTCTCTTAGTATACGCTCTTGCTCTAGGGATTGCATATGCACAATCTTCAGGAGATGCGAATTGAGTAGTAACAGATGAATGGCTAGTCTTCGATTGGATTAGAGCTGTTGGATATAAACTGAAACTTTGGGCTCCATATGGATATGGGGAAATAGTGTTATCAATATCATAGTTAGGATTTCTATCAATTATAAGTGAAATATATGAGTTATCTGATGATCGTGTAATTCCAAAGATTTCTGGAATATCATATTTTTGAATTTCATCTCCAAAATCATTAAATTGAGTAAATGATAGAGGAGTTTTTGCTGCAATAGCAGAACTGATATTATCAGAAGTTACAATAGTTTTAGTTCCAGGAGGAATAGATGCAATTCTTGTTCCAGGTTGAATACCAGCTCCAACTATTTTGTCTCCAACTTGAAGTAAATCTACATTATCTAGAGTAATAGTAACTCCACTAGATCCTGCACCTGGATTTACTGCAGTAGTAACTCTCTTAATAATTGCTGGTTGATAGCCACCTTCATGCATGAAACCTTTTGGTAGGAAGTTTCTTCTGCGGTTGAGTGCCCAGTTATATGTTAATGTAGTAAATTCTGCACCATCTTCATTTAAAAATACTAATTTTTTATCTCCAGTTGTGTATCCTGAAATATTTAAATCTTCAATAATATTGGTACGAGAAGAAAGATTTCCTTGATAGTTTGGAGATCCTGGTGTTCTATAAATAGAAACCATTACATGAATTTCTTCAGTAGAATCACTACCCCATGTAGTAGCAGTAGATTGATTTACTTTTCTTACACTGATAACCTTAGTTTTATCACTTAATATAGATACTGCAGTATTAGTATTTAACCAATACATTGTTGTACCTGGAATAATATATTTTCTAGCTAGTGCAAAGTTTCTTCTTGATGTTGAATCTGCAGCAAAATTAGAAGCTTTCAATCTAACAATCATGTAACGTGAGTTGGTAGCTGATGCAGAGTTTAATTCACCATAATTTTGACTATCAATTGAACTATTAATTACATTATCACTATTAACAATCCAATTAAGTTCTGCTTTTGTTTGACCTACACTTACGCTTGTATTTGCAGTAAAGGATAGTGCTCCATCTACTCCATCTTCGGTTTTTGTATTATAATATTTTTTAATAAATGATTTAGTATAATATGCTTTTCTTACTAATCTTCTTGCAGATATAGTATTATCATCATTAGAATATAAAGTATCTGGAATTTCATTTTTAGTTACAGCTTCATTTAATCCTAAGAAGTGTACATTTGTTAAATTAAATCCACCTTTAGAAGTTAATCCTCCAGGAACGTCTACATAAATTGCATCGTTTCCAAATCCCCATTGATCATTAAATACTGGTGAACGATAGAAGTAAATGCTATCACCTCTCTTAATGGAATCTTCAAGATAACCTCCCATTCTTCCTGCTGAAATACCAGTTTGTTCTTTTCCAGCAAATACTGAACTCTTAACAAGTCCACTACCATTAATTTTAATTTTACATGGGAATACTGAGCCGTCTAGTTTATAATAACCAGGCTTCATAAGAAGTTCTACTTCATCAGTAGGATTAAATCCACTATTTTCACACCAAGACTGTACTTGTTTGAAGTAAGATAATGGAGCAAATTTCTTAACTGCAGTTCTATTTTGAATGTTTACACCGAGTGCCTTTGAGCTGAAAGGATTCGGTAGATTTTGTGAAATATAATCCTCGTTAATGTCAACTGCAGATGGAACTGACTTAACTGGAATTTCATATAGAGTAGCTTCTTCAATATTAACATCTTCTACAGATCCTTTAGTTGGATCTAGAGGTGGAATAAATGGTGATTCAGAAGCCCATCTATCAGAGAATGAAACAATTGTATTACATCCTGCAAAGAATACGTTTTTATCATCAATTCCTGGATACTTGTTCTCATAATCTGCTCGGTAGGTATGCCCAGCATCATTTGTACTACCGTTTCCTACTTTTTTAATTAAAGTAAATGTTCCTTGAGTGCTACTCTTAAAGTAAACATAAGTAGAAACTCTATATTGATTAGAAGCAGTTCCTCTTGGATATTCTCTTAGAGATAGAGCACCTCTATTTGGCCACTTGTTCCATTCGGTAGCAGTTGTTGTTATTGAAATATTTTTATATGTGCTTGAATCTGCAGGAATTGGAGATCCAATAGAATCCACAGCAACATCTGAAGATAATTTTGCAGTTAGATATTTAATATCTGCCTCACTAGCATCAATACCGAATGCACCATTTGTCAGGAATCCAGTATAACTCTTTATAATTTGATTATATTCAGAAGTTCCAAGACAACTCTTAATATAATCTACAATTGGGAAATTATTTTGGAATTTACTTATTACAATATAATTTTCTGTATAATCAATCTCATCATATTTTAATGTTACAGAAATCTTTGGATTTAGATAAGATCTTGATCCAGCTGATACTTTGTAATCAGTAATTTCTACTTGTTGCAATGACATTTCAATATCAATGCTACCATAAGATGGTAATCCAGAAGTTTCCTTTAAATATAGTCTAATTTGTTGATTGTTAGCTATTTTTGTTTGAATGTAACTTAGAGAAAGTCCTTCATAAATTCCAGTTGTTGGATCATAGCTATCTACTAGAGCTTGAGTATAAGGCTCAATATAAATTCTATTATTATCAAGAGTAACTGCAGATGCAGAAATTAGTTGTCTCTTTACTCTCCAGGCATCTAGATACTTAGGAGATACATATAATTTGTCATTAGTATCAGTAGAGATAAATCCAGTCTTTTCTGGCTTTGCTCCCTTTACAAATCCATATGCATTTGTATTTGCTTCTGGGAAGAATGCAGCATTATTAATAGATGCATTGCTAATATATAGTTTTTCTTGAACAATTAGGCTATTAATTGTTGCAATATTACTTACACTTAATTTCTCAGCATTGAAGAAGTTTGAAAGTGCTTTAATTGCAGATTGAGCAGAGCCACTCTTACCAGCAGTAGATGCAGTAACATTAACAACAGAGTTTGAAATTCTGTTTTCAATGTTTTCAATATCTACATAATTTGATTCAGAAGATTTACGAACTTTAGGAACATTTAGAGATACAGTGCTAGATCCACCAGCCTGAATAATCTGAGTTCCAATATAGAAATCACCGTTAGAGTTTGTACCAGAAGAAGCAACGAAACCACCAGCATTCTCATATCCCTGAGCAATGTATTGTTCGTAAGGCTTAAGAACTCTGGTTTGTAGCTGTGGGAAACCAGTTGAGTAGTTACCAGAACCTAGACCGATATATTCCCAAGTATGTGAAGATGCACGGAGAATAGATGGTCTGTATAGTAATAAAGTTTGGCCAATTGTATAATTGTTTAATTCAGTTGTAGTGAATGTTGCTTTTGAAGAGTTACAAACTATAATTCTTCTTTCAACTGAATCTCCGACAATACCATATAGGTTGATATTTGCAGCAGGGTTATAATCTGCAGCATTTACATTTGTTTGAATTGTTCTGGTTGATTTGTCCTTACCAATTCTATAAGTTGCAGAAGGACCATAGATATCAACACTAGTATTATAACCAAGAGTGGTTAGTCCAGTTCTATCATCCCAGCCAACAACAGGAGCTACTGCAATATTAGCAGTAGATCTGGTAGATGCTTGTGCGTAACGAAGATCAAATGCTTGAACTAATCTATGAACTGCTTCTGCAGTTATAGAATACATTGCAGGAACATCTCTGAATGGAGTGCTTCCTCCTCTATATCTTGTATAATTTGGAACAGTTAGATCTTTTATTCTAGTACCAGCTCCAATTTTTTCAATTAATACACGGCTATCTGCTTGTGGTGGGTTCCAAGTTCTTCTAACATCATAAGTAGGACCTTCTTCATTAACTGATGGATATAGATAATTTACGTTAGATACCAATCTGGTATCTTTATCATAGTTATTAACTTCTTCAATAAATGAACATGCAAATGAGCTACCTGCACTAATAGCAGTAGGTCTTCTAACTACTTTAGTTACAGCATTGTCATTTCCATCTACAAATTTATTTACATCAGCACGAATAAGAGTTAGATAATATACGCCATCTCTAACATTTCTTTCCCAAGTGAGATATTCTTCGACATCCCAGACCATAAATCTATAGTCTGTATAAGGCATACCATCTTCACCATTTCCAGGACGAATTCCTTTAATAACGAATCTTTTTTCTGGTGGTTTTGGAATTTCTGCACAATCTTTTGGAATAGTATATTCAACTCTCCATAGTAGATCTGATGGAGTTGAACCTCTATTATCTTCATTTTTTGTAACAGTAAGTCCTGCAGGGAATCCATCAAAATACTCTAGGATATTTTGAACAGTAGAAACAAATTTTGTAGTAATGCTACCATCATCTGCGATATCTTCAATAAAGCTGAAAACTTCTTCACTCTTTGTTCTAAACACAAAGCCACTGAGGAAAGATTTCGTTTGAGCATCTGTTCCATCAAGTTTTAAATAGACCCTATTTTTGATTGGATCCCAGAAATATCCTTGGCGCTGAGAATTATTTCCAATAGCATTTTCTGCAGTTGTTCCAGTGAAATAAACTTTTGCAAAATATTGTGTCTTATCTCCGTCAGTACCTTCAACTTCTGTTTTGACATATCTGTAAGCAGAATCAGTTGTTCCAGAAGTATTATAAAAATCTCTGAATAGAGCATATTGATTTGTAGTTCCAAATGTCAAATATCTCTTTGTTACAGTAGGATATTCGCCATTTCCATCTGGTGTTTGACTATAATCTGGAGCTTCAACTACTAGCTCTGGAATATCTCCTTCACTGGAGAAATTACCAATTTCTAGATAAAGTCTTAATTGATCTGCATCAGATGAGAATTGAGATAAACGGCTTGAAACAAAAAGATTGTCTGATTGACCCATTCTTTCCCAAGTATTATCTCTATCAATATTATAGAATGTTACATCAGTTGCTTTTGCTGCAATACCTTTTGGAGGAATAATTGCAGTGATCTTACCTTGGGATGCTGGTTTGAATGCATTAAACTGAGAACCTTTGGCACGTAGGGAAATCTGACCAAAGTTAGAGTTTGAGTTGGTGATAGACATATCACCACCAGATTCTGCAAGGAATTGATCAGCGTAACCAACTGCGAAAACAGAAACTACCTGAATGAATCCGCCATTGGACGCTTTAATATGGAAGTGTCTCCAATCATGCTTATACTGTGCATCTGGATCTGCATAAATTGGAGGAGCTGTAGTAGAAGTAATGTCATCATTATATAAAGGATTATCTCTATCACCTTCAAGATCTTTTGGTTGAAAGAATGCATTTGCATCTTTTTGTAGTGAAATTCCAGTAAATTGAGCAACAACCATTGACTTGAAGCTGTTCTCTGCTACTTTGCTGCCATCGGTATGCATACCACACATACCAAATACAGAACGCAATGAACAATTGAAGATATATGGCGAGCAAGAATTTACAGTATCAATTGTTATATTTGTGCTTCCGTCTCCAACGATAGTATATTCTTCAGGTCTCACATCTCTAGTTCCAGCATTATCAAATGTTTGATCCCATGCATCAATTTTTTTATAATATTGGTCTAGTTCACCATCAGTTGTTCTCTGATCTGCATAAGTAAATGCAACAACTTTATGGTGAGAATAGTTTGCATTTGGCGCTGTAGTAAATGATGGGATGCCATTTGCATCAAATGATGCTGAATTATAAGGAGTGCCAAGTGCATCCTTAAAAGTCATTTGCCAGAAATAACAACCACCAGTTACTTTAAATATTGATGTTTGTTTAAATACACCTTGAGTTTTTCTGTATATAGTGGTGTATGTATCTGGAGCAGCTAGAATGCCAGATGCTAATTGACCAAGAACATTTACAGCACTTGCTACAGTAGAACAATCTCCGTTGGAAAGGTATCCATTTCCTGGGCTAAATGAAGTTCTAGTAATAGTTTTGCCAGAAGTATATTCTGTATATGAGCCCCAGTTGTTTTCTACTGTATATCTCATCAGTAGAGCTGCTCTTATAAATGCATTTTGTGTTGCAGTTACTTCAGCAGTTAGATTTCCGTCACCAGCATTTAGGAATTTATCTCTGTATCCGCCATTACCATCAATATAATATTCAGAATTAATAAATGTATTTTCATTGCCACCTTCTCTTAAGTCAGCAATAACTGCATCAATAAAATACCCAATGTCACGAATACATAATTCTTTTTTAGTATCATTTAGTGAAGTATATCCTGCTTGAGTGGCTGCTAGATATAGTTTGGTCTGTTCTTGAATGTAACCACGATTTCTTTCAATCATGGTTGCCCCATCATACATTACATGTGATAGAATATATCCATCATTAGTAATGCTTCCTTCTTCAGTAGTTGTAGTAGTTGAAGGAATAGGTACATATTTTGGTCTGATTACAGTTTTTCTCAAATCGTAACCAACAATAGAAGTACCTCTAGGTACAACAACGCCACCATTTCTGGGATTGAAACGGAATAATCCATTATCAACAGTAACAGTAGTTCCTGCAGTGAGGGGATTAGTTCTTACATCATATCCTGGTCTATTGTCAATTTCGTATTGACCTGGCATAACCATGATGGTAAATGCTTCAAACTTATCTGGCTCAGATGGCTTGTAGCTCTTTCTCGCTGCTTCTAATAAAGCTCTTTCAATAGTTTTAAATGGTCTATTTAAATTACCGCCGTCATTATCTTCAGAATCTGTTGCGTTTAGGTCAGACTGATTTACATATAAAGTAATATTTTTTGCACCTAAGAAGTCTGGATTAGTTCCCCCAAGAATAGTGCCATTTCCAGTAACGATTTTACCATCAGATTTGAAAGTTAGTCTTGGCTGACCTGAGGTGGCAATTGCCACCTCATTTACTGCTGGACTATAGATACCAGTTCCAGCATTACCAACTCCCTCAAATCCAATAGCTGGTGCTGTTGGACTATTATTTTGGTCAAATTTTATAGTTATACCTTCCGCAATACCACCAGATGTAATTCTAGTTAGAGCCATATATTTACCCTGAAAGAGGCTAAAAACTAGATTTATTTATAAGACTTATACTTATCTATCGAAGCAATTCATATTATATTCTGTAGGTTTTAAGAAATTTATGACATGTAAAAGGGCTAAATCTGGCTTAGAATTTCCGCAGGTAAAAACGTCTAATGCGGCATTTCCATCTTCTGGCCACGTATGAATTGAAATATGGCTTTCTGATAGTAAAGCTACTATAGTAACTCCCTGAGGATTAAATTTATGAGATGAAATTTCAAGTAGTGTTGCGCCAGCAACGTCAATAGATTCTTTAATAATAGCAATTAAACTTTTTTCATTATCTAAAATAGAGTGATCGCAGCCATATAATTCTGCAACACAATGCTTTCCTAAATTTTTCAACTTGGTGCTAGTATAAACGATAACTTATTTATAGGGACGGGGGGACTTGAACCCCCACGGGCTTGCGCCCAACAGATTTTAAGTCTGGTGTGTCTACCACTTCCACCACATCCCCGTGGTATGAGACAATCATAGCATAGCTTGCTGAGATTGTCAAGTGCAGGTTGTGGGGATCGAACCCACCTTGGCCGCTTTATGAGAACGGTGCTTTCGCCAGAGAGCTAAACCTGCAAAAATCCTATCGTTGTTAGGATTTTATAACTCTATTTAATATGTGTATGTAATCATATCTTCAGATAGTGTTTTGTTGATGAACATACACATGTTTGTAAATTGCTCAGAATCTGAATCATCTACACACATATATTCGCCATCATCTCCATGAAGATGGATTTTTCGGGATAACATATCAACTTCTACATGACTTAATGTAGAATTTTCTCGGATGTTCATGGGCAAAACCTACTGACAATATATTGTAGCACACCTTGCCTGAGCTGTCAAGCTCTTAATATTATGTATCAAAGATTGCTGGTCCCTCTCTAAATGCTAATGCTGCAGAAATATCTAGCATTACACCTTCAATACTTTTAGTGCATAATCCAGTTGTGTTTGTAAACATTGCACCAGTAACAGTTTCTAAATTTGTAGATAATTTATTTTTAGATGTTGCTCCGACAGTTGTATCGTTATCAATTCCCAATCGAGTAACAGTATTAGTTCCCATAATTGATGTATTATATAATCCACCTTTCCAAACATTTTCTGCAGTTGCTTGAAATTTGCTGGATAGCCCAGTGCCAATATCAGTATTTGTGCCTGCACGTAAATTAGTTCTATTTCCTCCAATTAAACAGAATTTATTTAATCCAATAAATTTATTTTCATATAACGAAAACAAATTCCAAGACCCTGTACATAAATGATTTTGTTCGGTGCAAAAAGTACTAAAAGTTGGAGAAAACAAATCAAGTTGTCCAGAAGCACTTAAACCTAACTTTGAAGCTGCCAGAGCTAATCCATTAGATGCACTCAATTTAGAATTATTTTTATAAATTGTTTCGTGCTCTCCATAATATGTAACTTTGCTTTCCCTACTAACTGAAAGATTATACTGACCTCTAACTTCTAAATGATAATTGCCGCCAACTTGTAAGTGATAGTCTCCTTTAGTTTTAATATATGCGTCACCCATAATGGTAACTTGTTGTTTGCCAAATGTAACTTCTGTTTTATTGTTGCTATTTGTTACACGAATATTTCCATCATCATCTACTTGAAACCCAGTTCTACTTCCAGCAGCTTCAATAACGAGCCTATTATTATGTGGAGTATCATCCATAACAATAATATGCCCTGCTTCAGAAGCCTGAACATTAACTTTTGAATATTCAGGGTTCCATTTACCTGCAATATTACTTGTCACTTTAAAATTAAATGGGTTGCAATTGTTTCCAGTTAAAGCGCAGTCATCCCAATCAATTTGCAAAATAGAATCAGTAGTTTTATTGCAACCAATTCCAAGTAAATTTAAAATAAATGCCACAATATTACCAACATTGGATAGTAAATTTGCATTTACCATTCCATCGGAATCAAATAAATCTCCCATCTTTCCGATATCGCCAATACCTTCAATTAAATCTATAATTCCACTAATAGCACTTGCAATTTCTGTGCCAATTGAAACAATTTCAAATATAGACCCAAAAATATTATTGATACATTCTTCGGCAAAGTCTATATATGAATCTGCCATATCAAGTAATTGCTGAGTCATTTTGTCAACAAAAGTTTTGATAAAACCTTCAACGCCATTCATAAGAGCATCAACTAAAGCTTGGTCTATTGTGCAAGAAATACTATTTAAAATTGCAACTATAACTTCTGTTAAAGTTTTTACAAAATATGGAACTGGACTACTGGCAGACAAACCAATATCGTTTAAAATTCTAGTTATTTCTTGCATTAACCAAGATTTAAGTTGATTCACAACATACCAAATTAAATTTCTAATAACATTAATACATTGTTTAATTGCATTTTCTGTATTAACTAATTTGTGTGTAAATTTTCCATACAGTTCAAGTCCACTTTTAGTTGTCTTCTTTTCTACATATTTTACTTTAGCATTTTTCAAATGTGCTGCGGGCTTAGTTCCTTCTGCACCTCGTTTTACATTTATTAATGATTTTTCATTCTTACCATTGTATAAAATAACTTCATTTCCGATGATAATTTTTCCAATAGGAGGAAATGAATTTACATCAGATACTGTGATAAACTGCTCTTCTATTGAAAGATCTCTTGTTAATTTTGGATTTTTAGAATTAGGTTGATATATAATTCCTGTTTTAAATATATTTCCAAGTCCTTCTATACACCTTTTAATATCTTCTGCTAATGTTTTTGCTGGTCCATCCTTTCCATCTGCAATAGATGTTGATCCCATATTTCCAGATGGGTTTGAAGGTGATGCTGGCAATGAAGCAGCAGCTACAGAATCTGATGCCAACCCTTCCGCATCATTTGTTCTTTCTGCATCCTGAGGTTGACCAGTGCTACTTTCATTTACACTAGTTATATTTACTGCACCAGGATTATTTACTTGCGATTGCGTATCGGGTATAGCCACATTTTTAATTTGACTATAAAAAGATCCCATCACCACAGGTTGCTGGCAATCTGGATAGTCTAGAAAAAACCCCATTACAAAACTTCCAGGTTTCAATCCTGTGTTGGCAGAATTGCCTACTCCACTTGTTGCTGCATTTGTGGTTGGTTGAAGAACCAAAGCCCAGGGAAGATTTTCTGGCTTTTCAAATGGATCATGAAAGCCAAGAATTTTAACACGAACTCTACCTAACTTAGCATCTCTATCGTCAGCATTCTCTACTGTTCCAAGCCACCAAGTAAAATCATTATTTCCAAGAAAAGCAGAGCTTTGTAATGTAGGATTTATAGACATCTATTATACTTCGTAAATTCGGCATTCTGATGCGTCTGGATTTTCATCACAAAATAACTCAAATGCAGTTGGATTTTCAATTTTTTCTGGATGATTGGCTTTATATTGCAATAAAGAATTTAGTTCTTCTTCTAGAAAACGACGACGTTGTGAACTAGTACCAGGATCATCAATTTGATTGCGATTACTTTTTATGTGACCATCTAATGTGTTGTCCATTTAGAATGTTTCTCCAGTTTCTACTTTTATGTTCTTTATGTTATTTCCACCAAACGAATCTCTAGTTAATGTTGCTATGGTTCTCAATTCAGTTCTATTTAGTATAGTATGCTTGATAGAATGTACTAAGTATCTTCCACTTATTCTTTTATCTTCAACAATTTTATTAGACTTATCTCTTTTTGGAGATGGAATAGATATATCAATTACATTTCCTGCTCGCAATTTCAAATCTCCTGGTATAGAAATTTCTAACTTATTATATTCTAAAAAATAATATCTGTAAATACTTTTTTCATAATTTTTATTAACTTCATCTATATTTTTTTTGTTTTCTATTCCTTCGGAATCCAATTCCTTCCAATTAAATGTAGATATTGTTGTTGGTCTATAAATTAATCTTGTTGGTCTGGCCAGTAAATTATCTGGATCTGTTTTATCTTCTTTCACAACTGGAAATGGTTTCATTTTGTTTAAATGAGTCATATTGTCCCAGTATTCAGAAGCATTTGTTATTGTGTTGCTATAACTTCTATTATTAATGTCAATATAAATTGAATTATGACAGAATCCTCCATTACGTAAATCTTCAAAAATATCGAAAGCTTTGGGGGATGAATAATTTATAATCCTGTAGTTATTTACATCAGTTTTTGAAGAACTTGTGTTGCCTTGAACGAAAGTATATTTTGTGTTTTTATTTGGGTATGGTTCTGTATTAAATAATACATCAATTGATTTAAAATTAAATCCGTCTAAAGTTTCATAGAATAAATATCCAATTGAATTTTGATATTTTGATGGTACTGCTCTACGAGACATCCATATTGCTGTATCAAATAATCTCCAATTTGGAACATACATATCAAAATCATATAAAGTTGGATCTATATGATTTTCAAATTTTTTATTACTAATTAATTTAATTTTTTCTTTCAAAAAATCCTCTGCTTTTTTTCCATCAACTCTTTCACGTAATCTAGTATATTCATTCATCAAAGCTTCCTTGCTAACACTATGTACAACATATACTTGATTTTTTTCTTGCATCACTCTACCATCAATTTTATGAATATAAAAATTTAAATTGTAATTTGCATATGCTGTGGATACAATAATCTGAATTCTTTCCTGTCCAACTAATGGAAGTTCTCCAATTAAATTATTCCCAATATCTTGTATAACTAATTGACAATATAAACTAGTAGAAATTACACTTTCATATAAACTAATTTCTTGAACTAACTCCTTTATTTCAAGAAATTTTCTTCCTCCAGTTAAATTTGCATCGTCATGCATAGGATATAGTCTTACTTCTTTTAAAGAAAAATCTCCAGCAAATTGTTGTTTCATTATAGTCTACGCTGTGATGAGTAAGATGAACTATCTATTTGTGAAAATGAACCTAATGAATAATCTGTCTGTGGCATAGTATATACTAAGTTCATACTAGATACCATCGTAACTTGCTTAGGTATAATATATGTATCTGAAACTAATGGTTGCATTTTAGATGCTTGAACAAAATTCATACTCTTAGATGCCAATGCAGTAGAATCAATTTTTGGCGCTGATGGGTTTAACATCTCAGCAAGTTTTGCAAGTTGTGGTGCTATATCAGCCCAAGTAGGTGCAGACTCTTCGGGGGCAGACTCCGAACCTGGAGTGGGATTTTGTAAAGAGTCTTGACCAGAATCTTGAATTGGAGCACCTGATAACAAACTTCTAACTTGTTGATAATTTAAAAATTCATTCTGTTCTCTATCTTTTACAAATCCAACATGAACATGAGGAACATCATTTGCAACTCCAGACAACCCAAGAAAATCGCCAGCATTAATTTTTATTCCAGACTTGTTTGCAACTGAACTACTTAACTGATATAAATGAGTTGCATAGAAGTAATTAACTTGCTTTCCAGAAAATGTAAATGGTTTATCTAACTTAATACGAACACTATGTTGATCTTGCTTTCCAGGCATGTTTGGATTTGCATCCTGACCCATCTGGCGAACATGACCTTTTTCTGCATATTCTAGTATTCCAGAAACAGGAGATACAACTCTAGATCCTATCGGAGTTAAAATATCAAGTCCAGTATCTGCAGCATATCCACCTTTATTTGTAGCAATGTTTTGTGAAGGAATTGGATTTACTACACCTCCAGTTTGCATAGCTTTGTATTTTTCAACATTCGAATTATATCTTGATAGGAACCCTCTACTATGAACATTCTCCTGAGTTCCTCCAGGTAATGATGGCCAAGTTCCCCTCAACTTTGCGGATGCTTTCAATGGATCTTGCTGAGCATCTTTAACTAATTGAGCTTCACCTCCAGGATAAACACTTGCCATTAACATCCTGGCAATTTTTGTTTGATTTTCTTGATTAAATTTGTCTGTGTCTGGATTCAATCCTGCATCTCTAGCTCTGCTTAAAATAAACTGAGGCATCTGTTGCCATTTACCCATAGCACCAGATCCATTTTTTTGATCTGCAACTTGCAGTGCCTTTATTCTAGCCTCTGCAATTGTCATGTTGCTTAGACCAGGAACATTAGTACTTGGATTTACAGAATCCCAACTACCTTCACCACCAGCAATTGCGTCAAGCATTGCTTTTACTTCTGGAGGCGCATCTCCAGGAAGCATTCCTCCCCCAGTGCCAGCTCCAGTATCATCACTAGGTCCAGGTCTACTAGTAGGAGAAGTGAAGTCCAAATTGATAATGTTATTCAAAATATCAGCGAGAATTTCACGCATACTATTGCCAGGATTATATCTCTCTTGCTTTTGGCTTTCCTTTTTCTGTAGTACAGATAAGGGTAATCCAGCTCCAACAATTTTATTTAATTCTTCGCTGATATTTTCGTCTTCAGAGGTTCCTGCTTTTACATTTAAGTTGCCTGATTGCTTAGCAATATCTGATGTAAATGTATAATTATTTTTTCCAAACTGACGTGTGTATGGAGCTAGTAATTGCTGAGCAAATGGTCTAATTGATAATCCAATTGGACCCATTGAAGATAGCAGTGCATCAATTCCTCCAATCATCGAAGATGCAATAATGCCAAACGGAGCACTCAATAAAGTACCATTATAAATGTGTCCCAGTGGGATAACTGCTTCAGGTCCAGCCTCACCAATCAAAGCTCTGGTTGGCTTGGTGACAATGCCACCAACAGCAAGTGCAGGTTCTTCTTTCTTCTGCCCACCAAATATAGACTTCAGCCACCCATATGCCATGTCGGCAATCCATTCTCCAATCAAATTACCAATAAATCCACCTACAGCAAGACCAGCAACCCCACCAATAGCGGTCCCTGCACCAGGAATAACACTACCAAGGAAAGACCCAAGCAATCCAAACAATATTCTTCCGAGCCATTCTCCTGCGATTGCACCTGCAAATCTGACAGCAGATACATCCAGTGGGGTTCCCATTAATAAATTGACTCCAAGACCAATAAAAGGTCCTATAAATGGAATACGTTTTGCAACTGCAGTGGCAGTTTTTGCTACTGTAGTTTTTACCATCGCAGTTGCAGTTTTGAATCCAAGCTTAATTGCTAATGACTGAATTGCTTTTAATCCACCTTTTCCAAATACTTTTAATATGACTCTTTGAATTGCCTGCCCAAGACCCTTTCGGAATATTTGAGGTGTTAATAATTTTTTAATGCCAGCAATAGCACCTTTGAAATCTCTGGAAGCTAACGTTTTAAAAATTCTTGATATAATTCCAGCGTTTTTCTTTAGATCCTTTATTGCATTAAATGGATTAGACCATCTAAGCATTTTAGCTAATATAAAGAATCCACCAAATATTTTAAATACCGCAAAGAGCCTTTGGATTGTAGTGCTATCTGGAGATACTAAATCTCCCAGACCACCAAGGACTCCCTCAACTCCAATAGTTGCAAAGAAATCTATAACTTTAAAGAATCCTTTAAAAAAATTAACAATTCCCTGCAATATTTTGACATTATTAGGATCTGCCATCCACAACAATGCTTTAATTTTTACAAGAGTTAAAAGTAAATCCATTAAGCTAGATGATGCTAATCTTTCTCCCTTTTTAGCTAATTTTCCTTTTAATGATTTTTGTTTCTTTTTTTCTTGTGCCTTTTCTCTATCTAATATTTGCTGCCTAGTTGCAAACTTATCTTTGGTCTGTTGAAATTTGTCTTCTAACTTTAATCTGTCCTTTTTGAATTTTAATAACTTTATCGAAGCACTACGAATTTTGGTAAGCTCAGTGAGACGCTTACCTGAATATAAAAATGCACTCGTTTTGATAGGAGTTAATGTCTGCATTTTATGGTGCTAATGGATAGGTTGCTAGTGGAATTGGAGGAGTAGTTCCACCTAAAGGTTGAGCCAATGGTCTGCTATTAGCTTCAGATATTGTCTGTGGCTGTGTTGGAAGTGTAACAATATTTGGTCCAGCATTTCCTGCCGTTCTACGTTGTGCTTGGATATTATTATTTTCTCGTTGAGCACTCTGTAGACTTTGAGATCTTGGAGATGTTGAAGGAACAACTTTTAAAGGTTGTGCTTTTGCAGTGTCAGTTGATTCTGGTCCATGAGTTTTAGATGGAGCCCCAGTTAACATCTCAGTTAGTTTAGTTAATTGTGGAACTATACTGGACCAAGTTGGTTCTGGAGTATTATTTTGATCTGCATTAGATGTATCAGTGCTTGCAGTTGATGTGGTTTGTCCTGTTACAGATGGAGTTGCTTTTCCTTTAGTCCACGCAATAGGTTCAACCTTTCCTCCAATAGTTCCATTCCAAGAATTTCCAATCTCCCAGTGCAAATGTGGACCTGTACTTCTTCCTCCACCATGTTGATGTCCACTAGATGCAACTTGTTCTCCAGTTTTTATGGTATCTCCTTTCTTTTTAGTATATGAACTAACATGTCCAAATAATGAGAACAATCCGCTATTACTCTTCAATACAATATAGTTCCCCCATCCACCAGAATTTTTATTGATCTCATGAACCTTTCCATCAAATGGAGATAGCAATGGAGTTCCCACTGGCATTGGCAAATCTCTTGCTACATAACCATGCTCCAGACCTCTACCCAATACAACCCCACTGGAATCTTCTGGAACTGGTGCCCATCCACCACCAAGTTTCAAAAATTTTCTAGTTGCAACTGGACCACCACCAAATCTTGGGAAGAGTCCATGGTTTATTTTATCTAATGCTGCTGGACCACCCATTGCTTTAGTGGCATTTTTGTTCAGCATATATTCACCAGGCTCTGCCAATATACTGATTTTATCTCCAATTCCACTTCCTCTTATTGGACCACCCTTATCAATCCATTTTGCATCTTGTTTAACTTGAGTTTTAGATCCAGTGGTTTCTTTTTCTAATGTTCCTCCTTTATTAATAATTCTGAATAACTCTAACTGTCGTTGAATCTCTTGATTATTTCTTGAGCCAACTGTACGCTCACTTCCAGCTGCAGTAAATCCTTTGTTTATTTGATCTTCGGTGACTGCTTTTAATTTATATACTGGGTCCCCGACCCCCATCATTGTTGCTAAACTAGTATTATTTCTGGTTGTAGTGGCTTCGTATAATCTTCCCTGACTATCTTGCCAGAATCTATTTGCAGTATTGACAATATAGTTGAATCCCTTCTTTTCTAAATCTCGTCGAGTTCCCGCAACATTTTGAACTTTGGAATCACCAGCCTTCGCAAGATTCGCATTTTCTTGCATTGGTTTTGTAGATCCACCTACTTTAGTAGGATTAGCTGATGGCTCAGTTGAAGGAGTCGTGGAAGGAGTCGTGGAAGGAGTCGTGGAAGGAGTCGTGGAAGGTGGTGTAGTTGATTGTGGATTGTCGCTAGAAGATTTAGAATTCTTACTAATCAATGCACTAAGAATATCTCCTAACAATCCTCTAACTGAAGTATCTCCCGAAGGTTTAAACTCATCTGCTTTAGACTTAGTTACTTTTGGTTCTTCGATACCAAATACTTCTTTCACCGCAGACATTCCATCTCCAACAGATTTAATTGCTGCAGATGCAAAGTTAGACATTCCCTTCACAAGTGAAGGAGGAATGCCAAACATAGATGCAACATTAGAAATCAGAGGCATCAAAATTGGACCGATGCCAGGAATCCTAGAAACACTAGAAGATATTAAAGCAACTATACCAGCACCAACAATCTTAAATGGAAGGGTAAGTAACTTTATAAAACTTGGAATCTGCTTATCGACCTGACCTTTGAATTCATCAACTCCAAAGGATCCCAATTTATCCAATGGAAGAATAGCTTCTGGCCCAGCTTCTCCGACAATTGCTTCAGTTGGTTTAGTAACAATACCACCTTTAGCAAGTTTAGGTAGTTCTTCATCCTTTTTACCAAAGAGTCCTGATATTCCTTTACCAACTGAGGCTATTAAATTTCCACCAGGAATTACATTTTGCAGTACAGTGCTGGCAACATTCTTTAGAGAATCGCCAAACATCTTTCCGAAATCAATTCCCTCGGATTTGGATTCTTCCCCTCCGCTTGGTGCTACTTCAGCTTTAGCTGGTTCTACTGATGGAGAATTTACTTCGGATTCCAGTTGATCTTTAGTTCCATTCAATCCTTGAGTTAGAACACTCTCAATGAAATTTGGAATCAAGTTAGTTACAAAACTAACCAAAGATCCTATTGCATCTGGAATAGATTTTAATACATTAATTGAATCAGATATTAATTTACCTACTCCTTGAACAGATTCTCCAAGCCATTTGAATGAAAGAAAATCTACTATTCCACCGACAACTTTGATAACCAGATCAAAAGCTTTTGGAAGATTATTTAATACTATACCAATTGGACTTGCCCCAAAAGCAAACGCAATTCCTTTCCCAATAACTCCAATAAATTTGAATAGTCTAGAGAAGAAATTTATTATGTTCTGTATCTTCTTTGCATTCTCTGGCTTCCCAGCCCACTCAAGAATTTTATAGCCAATGAATAACTTCATCATTTTCTGAAGGAACTCTGCAATTCCTTCAAGTCTTCTTTGACCTTCTTTGACTAAAGGATTCTTTGTTTCATCTTTATTTTTATCTCCATCCTTTTTATTTTCCTGAGATGCTTCCTCTTCTTTCGCTTGTCTTTTTTCTTCAGATAATGCAAACTTTTTAATGGACTCTCCGACCATATCAAAGTGTCTTTTTTCAAGAGTCACTAAAGTTTCTAATGCTTTTCTGATATAGCTTAACTCTTTTACTTCTTTAAGTGCTGTTGCTTTTTCTGCAGCTTCACTCTTTAGTGTTGATCTTTTTGCACCAGAAAATGCTCCACCAAATTTAGTTGGATCAACAAATGAAGTTACCTTTGATGTTGGAGTTTTCTTAAAACTAAAGAGTGAGACTGCCATGTATTAGAGAGGCTGTGAAGTTTTATTCCTATTATTTTCTTCTTCAATAAATTCAATCAACATTTGAACATACACATCTCGTTCCCAGGGAATCATCAATTCAATTTCACTCAATGACCATTTATGATGTTGCAATAATGTAAAGTTAGTGCGAAAATAATTCTCTAACGATTGATGTGCTAGGTTTATGCGAAAAAAGACGCAAGACCCTCAATAACAACTTCACTATCCTTTCCTGTATTTGGATTTGAAACAGTAATAGTATGACTTAGTTTAGGCATAGTTTCAAAGAACTTTTGAACTCGCATAAACTGACTAGTATCAAAGCTGTCTAGGAATTCAGTAATTTCTTTTTTACTGAAACTCTTGACTTCATAGACTTCTTCGCCATCAATTACTTGATCAATACAGGATTGAGCCAACTCAAATACATCTTCAGTTTTCATGGTTCCAGTGAAATTGTTTTGAACAAACATTTCCATACTTGGATACTTCATAACAAGTGAAGTCTTGTCATTCAATGCAATAATACGTTCATGATCATCTGATTTCTGAATGTTAATGTCTTCAACATTGATAGTTACAGGAACCACAGTTTCGCCATCATCAGGACAGGTTACATTCAGTTCAATTTCTTCGCCAACTGATTTTGCACGAATGTTTAAGAACAGATATTCAATATCGAAGATAGAAAGATCATCAATTTTTACTTTAGTTTGAATGCAGTTTTTGAGAATAGTTTGTACTGCATTGATCATTTGTTTCTCATCTTCAGATTCCATAGCAAGCAGAAGAACTTTTTCTTCTTTAACTAGGAATGGACGATATTTGATTTTTTGGCCAGTTGAAGGAAGTTCCAACTCATAAGTCGGGGCAACTAATTTAGGTAATGGCATGGTAAATTATAATATAATTTTGAATTATTTAGTTAACCAACAGCAGTTCTCCAATTTCCACTTGCACCAATAGTTCCTCCAGTTTGAGAAGCTGGTGCGACCATATCATATTCAAAAGTAACTTGAATTTTTACCAATTGTGATGCCCCACTATTCAATGGAATTGCAGAAATTGTAGTTGGAAATGCATTTTTTATCCTAACAGAATATTTTTGAAGTGCTTGTCCAAACTCAGAGTCAACCATTCTCTCTGAAGCAACATTAACTCCAGGGAATAAATCTGCGTTTGATATTACTTTGTGTGGAACAATTTCTCCATTAATATTTAAAGACAGAGGACTATTTTTTTTACTACTTCTATATCGTTCTAGTTTAATGATTACAATATCTAAAGTATAATCATCTTTATATCTAGTTCTTCCTAAATCAGTTATAGAATTAATATTTATTCCATTAATTCTATCTCCGTTTGATGTAATTCCACTGTAAATATAATTTCCCCACCCATCAAAAGTTTGTCGTATTTCGGAATCTGCGTCGGAAATAAACGACATAGTAAGTTCGTTATTAACTACGCCATATGCGTACTTCATGTTAGGACTGTTTGTAATTCGGAAATCTCCAGTTGCAATAGAAAACCCAGGAATAGAACATTCATCTGCATATAATCTCATTAAATTACTAATCGTGCCACCACCAGAAGTATTAGTTTGAATTCCTCTTGTGAAAATACTTTTTAAAAAACTTGAATTATTATTTCCCAATAAAAATTGCACATCATAAAAATTACTTAATGAAAACCCAGATGTCGATACATAAGATTTGAATTCTTTGAAATTTTTAATATCTCTATCTAATATCGTATCATTATACTTTATCATTTGGAATCTCCCCAGACATAAGATTTACTTACTTGTTTGTATGATCCACTTTGCCTGCTTACAAAACTTTCCAAAGGCAAGAAAATAGATTTTATCCAGTCTTCATTATTTATTTTAAATAATGGTGTTTCAAGACCTTCATAAACATAATTATGAAAGCACTGTTTAGGAATTGTTGGTCGTCCATCCAAAATACTTTTTAGTACTTTATATCTAGTTGGCAAATTTAAATAATGAAGATTGGCACCAAAAAATTTTCTTCCACCTTGCAGCATATAAACTAATGGAAACTCATCGTAGTATGGAAGCTTCTTAGCCCACGTTGCGTTATATTCAAATAAGTATAAATTGCCGCCACTAGGTATTAATGTTTCATCAAGAGTTACAAGAGTTTTATATATATCATTCTTCTTTGCAATTGCTGCTACATTATCCTTATACCAATTATAACTTTTTGTATGAAATCCTTTTTCTTTATTTGCTAGTTGATCTACTTGTTGAAATATATTAAGTTGTGGTACATTTTTAGTCCTTGCCGATACTTCTCTTCTCATACTTTTAACTCCGACTCGGTGAGGATTTTAAATTTCCACATTTTATCTTCACAGAATTCTTTAGCAGCTTTCCACTTTGCTTGGTTTTTAACGTACTCAGTTACCTCATAAATGTAACTTTTGGTTTGCCTTTGAGGTTTTTTTGGTGGAACTGTTTGCTTGCTAGGTTTAATTTCAATTAAATATTTTGTAATCACTCCATTACTGTCTACAATTTTTACATAAAAGTCAACAAAGTATCTATGAATTTTATTATCTAATGGAGATCTATATGGAATGACGATCTCTTCTGAACCCCATTCTAACACATTCTGTCTTGTATCGCAATATTTCATGAACTTTAATTCCCAGGAAGATCTATAAATTATATTTCTGGGATTTCCTCGATACTTATGAATATTGTTAGGAGTGTATTTTCCCTTTAAAGTATTCATAAATATTATTACAAAGGGTATATCATAAAATATTTATGGCTTCTGCAAGTAAAGATTATACTCAACCTACAGGATTGGATAGGAAAGATTTATATTGGCCTAATACAAAAGATCTGCACGATCTGCTAAGAATTGACATCGTAGAATATCTTCCAATATCACGTTCTAGTGTTGGACAAAATACTAAGCTAGAATTCATTACTAATATTCAACAGGAAAATACAATACTTGATAGATTTGAAGGAGGATCTAAACCAAGAAACAGAAATACTTTATCTACTGTATTATTACCAATTCCAAATGATATAAACTATTCAGATCAATTAACATGGGACAATGAATCTCTTGGAATTCTAGGAAAAATGGCTCCAGCTTTAGCAGGAGGAGCATTAACAGATCAATCTGGTCTTGGCAGCAAATTATCTCAGTTAGCATCAAGTGGAACTCCAGAAGTTATTTTAAGTGAGATAGGAAAAGTTGCTACATTTTCACCTTCGGCTCTCACTCAAGGAATTGGAGGAAAAATTTTAAATCCATATCAAGAACAAATTTTCAAAGGAATCGCAATGAGAGATTTTAATTTCTCCTGGAAACTTGTTCCAAGAAATGCCATCGAGCAATCCAGAATTCACGGGATCATAAAAAATTTAAGGTTTTATTCTCTTCCAAATTATAGTTCAAGAGCAGGAGTTTTTCAAGATAATGCAACTCAAGATGTTCCAACAAATAATTTATCTGATAGATGGCTAAGTGTTCCTCACATCTTTAATTTAAAATGGGTTCAAGCTGGAACTGATAGCACAACTATACAATCACTTCCAAAAATAAAACCATGTGTTTTAAAAAGTGTTACTGTAAATTATACCCCTGATAATGTATGGGCAACTCATATTTCCACATCATCAACAGGCTTAAGTGGACCTGCACCAGTTGCATATGAGTTAAGTCTTAACTTTACTGAAACTGAAATCATTACTGCAAACGATGTATCAGGAGGATATTAAAAATGTTTTTTGATGCACAACCAAATTTTTATTATCCCTATAAAGGAGGTATTAAATTATCTAAAAATTTATTCCGTAGAGTTAGATTTAGAGATAATTTAAATTCTTTATATGTAGTTTCTACAAGACACACAATTCAAACTGGAGAAACTCCAGAAATTATATCAAATGAAAAATATGGATCTACAGATTGGTATTGGACAATTTTATTATTGAACAATATTATTGATATGAATAACGATTGGCCAGTATCAGAATATGAATTGGATAATGCAATTGAACAGAAGTATGGTCATGAGCAAAACAATGTTCGCTTTTGGGAAACTAAATCAGTTTATGAGGGAGATAATCTAGTTCTTAAAAGTGGAATTATATTAGAATATAATGAAGGGAGAGAATCTCAACAAAATCCAAATTATTATCCATCATTTTCTTTCAACGGAAAAAGTGGAATTGAAGTAATTGAAAAAGTTACAAACAGAGAATATGAATATAGACAAAATGAAAAGAAAAAAAATATTTACTTAATTAAACCTGAATACTTAACTACGATGCAAGAAGAAATTGAAACTTTATTTGCATATGAAACTGCATATAAAATAGATTCTGCTGGAATTAGATCTTCGGAAGATCTATAAAAAAAGGGGAGAGTAAATCCCCCCCCCTTTATTATATTAATTTAAATCAGTCTTCTTCCGCAAGTCGAGCGAAGTAGCTGAGAGTGTCATCTTCATCCTCATCGCTAGTAGAACGAGAAGAGAAGGAAGGAGTGGAAGAAGAAGCAAAAGAAGCGACATTTTCATTTACTTGATCCTCTTCATTTTCATAAGTTTCACGATCAATAGCAGGTGCAGGACGAGAATTGAGTACGTGATTCAGACGCTTTTGAAGTTCTTCATAGGTCTTGAAGTTATTATCAGAAGTGAACTGAGTGAGGCTATGAGTCTTGGAGTAGATTTGCTCTAGTTGGTCGTCATCAAAATCACCTAGAGTAGATGGATCAGAAAACTCAGACTTATCATAGTTCCAATAACCATCAACCTTACGAATCTTTAGCTTGAAGTCAGCACCAGTCCAAAAGTCAAATGGATTGATTGGCTTCTCATCTGCGAATGCTGGTTGCATTGCTTCAGTGATCTTGTCAAAGATTTTCTTGCCATACTTGTAAAGGAATACTTTACCTTCGTTTTCTGGATGTACAGGATCTTTGATGACGTAAATGTTGCTGTAGTAGGATAGCTTGCGCTTTTGCTTACGAGCAATTTCTTTGTCCTTCTCGCTACCACTGTTCCAGAGCTGACGATTTAGTTCGCCTACAGGATCTTTCTTGTTAAGTGTAGTGAGTGAATTCTCGATGTACCAACCACCAGGACCTTGGAAAGCATGGCTCCAGACTTTGGCCCAAGGAACGTCTTCGCCTTCAGGTGGGGGGAGGAGGCGAATTACAGCGTAACCATTACCTGCTTTGTCCATCTCTGGCTTCCAAAGGCGCTCATCGGCACCACCTTCAGAAGTAGACATTTTTTCAATCTCTTGGGTTAGCTTCTCAAAAGCATTGCCAGAGTTACGCTTTAGTGTTGCAAAAGACATGTGTATTCTCCGTATTTGTTGGATTAAATGGATTTGGCTTGTGGACCCCAACCCATATGACTATGGTAGCAGGGTCAGATGGATTTGTCAAGCTTTTCCTTGGCCTTACCGATGTCCTCTTTCATCTGTGTAAAGATTTCTGACACATCGACATGGGAAGGAACTCCAAGAAATGCAGCAGACGCACGTAGCATATGTACGAATTCTTCTGCTTCAGTATCACTAGAGTATTTTGCTCTAAAATAAAGTAGTTCTTGAAGTTCAACTAATCTTTCTAATTTATCTAAACATTCTCTACGAGTCGTGTCAGATTTTTCATATAGACTATACATGACTTCAGCGATCTCTTGGTAGAGTTCAGTCATTTCTTCTAACTCATTGCGAATTAAGTCCTGCTCAAAGAAAGACATTAGTTGGTTACCTTTGACAAAAGTATCTGTTTATATTTAGCTTTGTCCAGTGAAAGAAAAGGTTCGTATTTTACTACTCGTCTCCTCAGCTCTGGCCATACTACAGGATCCTGAATGATTTTATCAAAATCTTTAACATAATTTAGTAATTGGTTAAGTATAACTAAACTTTCTAAAGTTATAGACCTGGACAAATATTTTTTTAATAGTGGTGGATGAGTACTTGTTATTTTAAATATTTGTTCAAAATCAGTTTCTTCCAAAAGCGTATCCATATCATTTGAAAACACAAAGCTCATACTTTGAATTTTCTTTTGCCAATCTGAATATACCGAAAAATGTTCTATCTTAGAGATATCTCCAATCCAAGTATCTTCATTTTGAACAAAATGAGCTACAAAATATTGAATCAATTGATCTTGATCAAATTTTGTAGCTAATTTTTTAAAGAAATATTTGTCTCTTCTTTTTTCAAAGGATTCTAGAGTTGTTCTAGTTTTGCCATTGAAAGTAAAGAAGTTATATTTGTCTGTAGTGAAGTGGAGTTTGATAGCAAGATATAATTTATATACATCAAATCCATTCATAAAGGCAATCTTGCACGAGAAGTTTTCTTCATAAAATTCATGCGTTGTGCATCAACTTTAATTTTTTCTTTAAGTGGCTTTGAGATTAATTTTGACACATTTGCAAGTTCAATATCATTCTCCTCGCAGTATACTAGTACTGCATCAATATAGTTGAGACCGCCCTGATTGGAACGAACGATCTCTTCTACTTCCATAGAAAATTTTGCTGCTGTCATAAATTTGTCTTCAAATAATTCATCTAGTTGTTTGTTGTTCATAGGCTCGGATGTATTCCATTAGTACTTTCATGTATTTCATGATATCGTACTCCTGGAAGACTTGAATTTCTCCGTCCTCACAGGCAATTAAAGTTACAAGTTTTTTTACTTTGATACCAGTACGTTCATAATACATCATTGCATAGGCACATTCTTGAGCAATATAGTTTTCAATCCACTCTCGTTTCTTAGGTTCAGTAGAAGTCTTAAAATCTATAATTGCAAGTTCATTTTCGTACTCTGCAATGCAATCAACTCGTCCAGCAAGTTTTAGTTTGTCACTATATAAAGCACCCTCTAAAACATGAATATTATTAATTCTGTTTAGAAAGGGTTTTAAGTGTTTAAACATGAACAGAGGAAGTACTTTATCTTTGTACTTCTCTTCATTGAACATATTATTTAGGTAATCTTCATTCATAGAGTGAAGATTTGTACCCCTAAGTGCAGCTCGGGAAGAAATACGATTGGCTTCTTTTTCACCTACTCGTTTTCTCCATTCAATAATAGATTGTTTTTGTTTAGCTCCAATAACAGTAGTAACAGAAGGATACTTGTTACCTTCAGGGGTAACATATAACCTTCCGTTATCTGAGGTTATGGATTCTAAATCAATTAAAGGTGCATAATCTAAATGTACGAACACGTCAGAATCCCAAATTAAGTTTACTAATTAGATAACTGCGAATGAGACCAGAACGTACAATATCTTGAATTCCAAATTCAATCATGGAAAACTCATCCATGGTATTTAGAATACTCATAAAGTTTAGGACTCCATTTTTTTCATTAGTTTTAACTAGATCTGTTTGTTGAACATCACCACAGAAAATAATTTTAGCATCTTGTCCGACACGAGTGATGATAGAATCTAGTTCATGAAAGTTTAAATTTTGACTTTCATCTACAATGATAATACAATTATCTAAAGTTGTGCCACGAATAAATGAAGTACTCCAAAAACTAATAGTTCCTTGATTTTTTAGATTGCCGTATAAAGCTTCAAATGAAGGATCGTCTGGCATCTCAAACATGTACTTTACCATATTCTTATATGGAATTTGATAAAGGCTTGACTTATCTTCATGATCTCCAGGAAGAAATCCAATCTCTCTAGTAGAAACTAAAGAACGAACCATATAAACTTTTTCATATGGAGTCTTATCGTTCAAAACATCTTTTAGAGCAAGATATAAACTAACAAAAGTTTTACCAGTACCAGCAGCGCCATAAAGAAATAGATTTTTGTTTTCGGCATATGCCTCAAATACTTTTTCTTGTGCTGGAGTTAGTGGTTGAATATCAACCATATGCTCTGCATCAATTGGCTTTTTACGCCTCATTTTTTTAGAGGACATATCTGCAAATGAGGTTTCATTTTTTCTTCTGCGGGAACTTGTCATACTTCAAAAGTGGAATTGGGATATGATTTTTTGATGCGACCTAACACATCTTTAAATGAGCCAGGGACTTTAGAATTTTTCCAGTCCCCAACTTCGCTAATCGAATACATTCCAGTTGGAACTTGGGTGATGTGTGGATTTTCTTTCAAATATGGCTCTCGATCAGCCATATACATCCACCTTTCAAACTCTTCACCTGTGTTATTATCTTTAAATCTGTAAGTAGGCATGTTGGTTAAACCATTCAGGGACAACAGCTGGAGATTTCCATTTCGCAAAAGAAACTTTTTCCCCAATGTAATAATTGCGATAAGACTGAATTGTGTCAGTTTCCTTATATTTATTAGGCATGGCTGGGGGTGGATCTGACCATCCTCGATCAGGAAGATTATTGGGAGCGTGTTTTAAATATGCTCTCAAAGATTCAGTAGCATGAAACTTGTTATATCTCCTGGTGTATTCAATACAGCATTGCTCAAATAGTTCAAAGAGCCACTTATAATGTGATTTAGAACTCCTAGCCCAGATAGCAGAAGGATGATTGATATGACAAGCTTTGTAGAGATTAGACTCTCTTGGCTCATCAAGTTTGAATCTTTTGACCTTACGATTCTTTTCAGTAAGTTCAACATAACCAATGCCGTCAATAACTCGATGAGCAGTTGATAGAAGTTGTGCATACTCAACAATCATCTTGACTACATGTTTGTCACAATGTTCTTGAGCACATATTGTAGGATTATAATCTAGATAAAAAATGTTCATAACAAAGAAATTTCACATTACCATTCTAAAGCTTCTGCAACGTCTGGGAAACAGGTTTTGAACACATCTTTACATTCGTTTGCGATATCCATATGTTCTTTTTGTGTTCCATTTGAAGACCGCAGGTTAATGTAGTGTATCCATGACCTGGCTGATCCTTTCATGTAAATTCTAGTAGGAGTTGCAAGTGGAAGAACAAACCTCGCACATTCTTTTGCAACTCCTTGTTTTAGAAGAGAATCATATAATTGTTGACTTTTCTCAAAGTGTTCTTGAATCTCCCCTTGCATTTTTAGTTTTACATAATCACCAAAGTCATCAATTGAGTTTTGGCGATTTTTAGTATCCTGACGACGAAGATCTGGAACTGATGGTTTATCAGTAAGAAGTTTCGTATCGGCATACCGTTGTGAAAATTCTTGAAATGTAAATGATCTATGACGAAGCACTTGAGCCGCTATACCTCTAGTAGTATTAATCTCTAGAGTCATATCAGCTTGCTCAAAAATACTCCAGTGATTTTCACGAATACAATAACGAAGAAGACCTGCAGCAGTATCAAATTTTTCTTGGTTTGCAGGATTACTTACACGAGCAGTATAAGTAATCACTTCTTGTGCAGATTTACCTTCAAGTTTACCAGCACCCTGACTCAACGAAATCAAAAAAACATTACTCATAATTACTTTTTCTTTTTAGGTTCTTTTGGTTCTACTCCCCAAAGTTTGGGATTGACCTTACCATCGGTCCAACGGATGTCTTTCAAACCTTCACGGTACTTGTCCCAGTACATATCGAAGATCTGAGCCCGTTTGTTACATACTATTATATCATACCTTGTTTGGTTGTCAACCTCATAGGTGACTAGATAAGAATTCAGTGGTAGTGTTTTGTCTTTTGCTAGATCTCTACTGCAATCTTGATGTACGATTTTACACATATCACGACCTATTTCCCCACTTAATTTCAGGATAAGCTTCTTCTACACAAGCTTTAGTAATTTTATATTTTTTACCTAAAGTTTTATCTTTTACCATACAAAGAACTTTAGCCTCATCCTGATGAAGACTTTCTAGTAGTTGAATAAACATGGTCTCTCGTTTGTTGTTTGCAAGACCATCATTGCCGCCCTTTACAAAATTATACAAGACTCTATATTCATGAAGAAGCCGTGTATGTTCTGTATCTACTGGAGCTTCATTTGGAACATAAGGAACTTCTCCACTAGGAAGTAGAGAAACAACACTTTCATCAAAATTCCATATTAGAATTGCTTGAAGTGCTGGAGTTGTATACTTATGCAGTAGATTAATTTTTTCCTTTTTTGTTTTTGCGTTAGATACTTTTTGAAGAACTTCTGATATCAAAAGTCTTTCTACTGGTAATTCAGCCATAGTTTAAAAATCCTCCATTTCATTTAATAGTGAAACTAATTTATGTTCAATAAAATAATTTATTGAAACTTTATTTGGCTTACTACTATTTAACAAATTATATTCGGATACAATTTTTTCTTGAATAGCATCTGGAATGCAAGCCAAATCAATTAATTTTAAATTGCGATGATAATTTACAAGTTGATCTTCTGTGCAATAAGTTTCGGGTTCACAATGAATCCATTTATCAATATTTTTTTTGCTAATTGGTTTTTGCCTTTTGCCAGTTACAAAAGTATCTGATGGAGATAAAAAGTTTGGAATCCCATCCGAACGATCACCCTTGATAACATGTTCTTTGATATACAACTTTGGATCAATTCCATCAGTTACGTATTTCTTTTGAACAGGATTGTATTGAGTTACGCAAGGATATTTTGATAATTGAATAAAATCTTTGTCTCCAGATAAAATTAAAACTTTTTCTATGTTTAGATTATCCTTTTGTTTTTTTATGTTTTGAGTTGTAACATATTTTGATAACGTAGCAATAACATCATCAGCTTCTGCGCCATAAACTTCCATAACAAGATATGGAAAATTATCACGAATCTCATCTCTAATTTTATTTAAAATTTCAAAGATTTGACTCCAATCAAAGTCAGATTTTTCTCTGTCTTTTTTTCTATTTTGCTTATAGTAAGGAAAAAATTCTTTTCGCCAATAATGTTTACTGTCATAACAAAGAACTAAGCTTCCATACTCTGCGTGAAATTTTTTCTTGTATGATTTAAGAGATGTAAGTACCATATGACGAACTATATTTTCATCTAGTCCGTCACTTAGTCGAGTTTGCATCATTAAGTTACTAATCATACACTGATTCATATCAACCAGTATCATAAATTAATCCTCTTCGTCGTCGTATTCTTCGTCGTCTTCTTCAAAACGAACAGCAATTAATTCTTCGGTAATATAGTTTCCATTTTCATCATACATTTCTGGATGAGCAGAATTTGAATGATTTGAAATTGGATTAAAATATTCATTAGCGAACCATCCAAATATCATACCAATTAAAAAACTTAAACCTATTAAAACAAATCCTACTGCAAATACAGTAAGCAAAAGTAATAGATTTGTCATGGTTCTCTCTCCTAGAGTGTTAGTCTTTTTGTTTTTCTATAAAGATTTTAACTTCCACTCTATAGTTTCGTTTGAATATGGAAACTAGTTTATCGAAGTGGAAGTCAGGCTTTTGCAAGTCTTTTTTCCTCCCACTTATCATTGCTCTTACATTTTTATTTAGTAACTTTTCATTAATAGAACTCATACAATAACCTTGATAAGAATATGTTTTGATGTCATTCTTCCTGTAGGAGTTTTTGGTTTTGTAGTTAAATGCTTTTGAATATTATCGACATTAAACTTACTACAAGAAATAACTTCCGAAAGGAATTGTTCTGGTTTTCTTAGTGTGCGAACCCAAGATTTGTCTGAATCAAATCCATCAACCATAGTGCGACGAACTGTTAAAGATCTGCCAGTATAATAACAGAGTTCTCGCTTCTCTACATTATAAAGAAAGACATGCTTGGAACCAATGATATCTGTTGCAGGAAGAGGCTTGTAAGTTGCACTATCAAATACCAATTCTTTATCGTATAATGTGACAAGTCGAACTAATTTTTCGGGAGTAATTCGACGCTTTTTGCGAATAATCTTTTTGGCATCTTTATACGAATACAGATCATCTACAATCTGATTCAAAAGTTCTCTGAAATCACGAAGCTCTGGACGACGAAAATTGGAGTATGCTTCTTTAACTACAGGATCTTCTCCATCTAATGCAAGAGAAATTTCTTCAATTTGCTCAGTAACAAATCCAAGTTTGCTCTCAACAAAATCATTGATAGTTCTACGATCAATATCTTCGGAACGAAGAAACTGCGTGAAACTAGCTTTAGGCTTTTTGCGAGTTATTACAAAATCATCAATAATGGTGTCGATAAATGCAGCAATTTCACTCATACTAGATTGTTCTCCTTTAGATACGAAATAGTTTCAGTACAACCACCAACTAAAGTGTCATCAATTAACACTCGGGGGAAAGTGGAACCTTCTCCAAACTCAGCAACAAAATTCTCCCTAGTGAAGTGTTCATTAAGTTTGCGCTCAACAAAATTTAAATTGATGAGATTGAATACCTGTTTAATTTTTTCGCAGTAAGGACAGTCTTCCTTACTATAGATCGTAATTTTCATGTCCGATTTGAATCACGTACCTAGTATAGCAAAAAAAGAGGGGCTTGTCAAGCCCCGTCTGGTCAGAATTTTTTAAACATCCATTTAAGTTTAATGTAGTTGAGTTGCAGAACAATCAAGAAGTAGCTGATCTTTATAGTAATCCAATCCAATACATTTGGATCTGCGATACACACGTATACAACAATAATTGAAAATAAACTTAGATATATTTGAAGTTCCATTATTCTAATGGATCGTCTGTGGTGATGTTTTCTGCAGAATCAAAATACCCAGTTTCAATAGCTTCCACTAAAAGCTCTGTAATTAATTCTTCTGTAGTAATTCCTTTTTCTTTAGCTAGAATTTCTGCAATAGCTGCTGTCTTGTCATCTAATTCAATTTCAATTTGTTCGGTATCAGTAGTCATAATGGTAAATTAAATGGTAATGGATCATCGTATCCAGGTGGGTAATCATTCTCTTCATTATAGCAAGGATTAATGCAAGGAGAATCTACTTTTCTATATTGACAAACTCTCTTTGCAAGAAATTCCAAATCTCCATGTTTTCCATAAGAAAATTTAGCTAATCCATCTTCAATCACAACTCCACACGCTGGACATTTTTCCATGGGACTTCTCCATACAGAGTGATATTATTTAGTCCCATCATGATGCTTATGTTTCAATTCGTTGACAATCATTAATGCTTTTTTCAGTCCTAATGCATAATCATTTTGGCCATGCTTTATTGAAATTTGTAGACTGTGCTGAATTTTTTCATAAAACTCTTTGTAAAATTTATCATCCATTGGATTCAGTAAATTCAGTTCGTGCATCTAATTGACGAATTTGATATAATGGACTTTTCATATAACGTTTAATTTTTTTTAACTTTTTATTTAATTGTCGTAAATTTTGCAAATCTTGTCTAATCTCTGCGGGAGTCTTTACTTTGTCTTCATTAAGACTTAACTCTGGAGTTAATACGTTTTCCTCTTCATCTACAACAGAGGATTCAACATCAATAATCTGATCTTCCATAAAAATAGTTTAGTAAGTGTTTTATTTATTTGAAGCTATGAAGGTCGCCTCGATAGTAAATGTGCCAGTCAATTCCTTTGCCTATAGTATCGCCATCACAATAAACATCTTTACCATCATATTCAATTCCAGTTACAACAGTCCAACACTCTGCAACTTCATTTAATGTAACGACTAATTTAGATGGGTCAAACTCTTGATCATCAGGAATCTCAAATTCTCCGATGTAATTACCACGTTCATATGAATTGTATACCATCCATACTGAATCATCATAGTTAGTTAGTTCATAGAAGACTCGTGCAATTCCATTTGCCTGCTCATCTTCGGATGGACCATTCTCTTCAATTTCTTCTTTAGAATAATATGGAAGAGTTTCGATTGCTCTAGTCCAAATTTGTTTCTCTTCATCATCTGCTAGACAAACTCCAATGTTTTGATCTGCAGCATCTGGACCCCAACAAAGACATCCTTCAGTAATTTCATCCCAGTTAGGAAGATCACGTTCAGAATCATCCCAATCACGATCAGTTTCTTCACACAAGAGATCCGAATCAAATTCAATCTCTCCACTCTCATTAAAAGTAAAGTACTTTTCAACTTGCTCTTTATTCAGTTGTACAGCACCCAACTCATTGAAGTAAGTCCTGTGCCACGGGCTGTCGCCACAGCTGATCCAAACTTTGTAATTTGTCATAGTCAATAAAAAACCACCTACTCATTGTAGGTGGTTCGGAAAGATTTGTCAAGTACCTCAGCCGATAGCTGGTGCAGTGAGAGCAACAGGAGTTGCACTAGCAGCAGCAAGGTCAAGAGGGAAGTTGTGAGCGTTGCGCTCGTGCATCACTTCAAAACCGAGGTTAGCACGGTTGAGGATGTCTGCCCAAGTGTTGACCACACGACCGCTGCTATCAAGCAACGACTGGTTGAAGTTGAATCCGTTGAGATTGAATGCCATAGTGCTAACACCTAGAGCAGCAAACCAGATACCCACAACAGGCCAAGCGGCAAGGAAGAAGTGCAGTGAACGTGAGTTATTAAAGGAAGCATATTGGAAAATAAGACGACCAAAGTAACCGTGTGCAGCTACGATATTGTAGGTTTCTTCTTCTTGTCCGAACTTGTAACCATAGTTTTGGGACTCGGTTTCAGTAGTTTCACGAACGAGTGAAGACGTAACCAAGCTTCCGTGCATAGCACTAAAGAGGCTGCCACCAAATACCCCAGCCACACCGAGCATATGGAAAGGATGCATGAGAATGTTGTGTTCTGCTTGGAAGACGAGCATGTAGTTAAACGTGCCCGAGATTCCGAGAGGCATTGCATCACTGAAGGAACCTTGACCGAAAGGATAGACAAGGAAAACTGCAGAAGCAGCGGCAACAGGAGCACTATAAGCAACACAAATCCAAGGACGCATACCCAAACGATATGAGAGTTCCCACTCTCGACCCATGTAAGCATAGATACCGATTAGAAAATGGAAAACAACCAGCTGGAAAGGACCGCCGTTGTACAGCCACTCATCGAGGCTGGCAGCTTCCCAGATGGGATAGAAGTGAAGTCCAATTGCATTGCTTGAAGGAACAACAGCACCAGAAATGATGTTGTTTCCATACATTAGAGAGCCAGCAACTGGTTCACGAATACCGTCAATATCGACGGGTGGTGCAGCAATGAAAGCAACAATGAAACAAATAGTAGCGGCGAGAAGGGTAGGAATCATTAGAGTTCCGAACCAACCGACATAAAGACGGTTATCGGTAGAAGTTACCCACTCACAGAATTGTTCCCAAGTGTTACTTCCACGCTGTTGAGCGATGGATGTAGTCATAGTTTTAAAAGAACGTAAAGGTTTATTAAAAAGTATGTGAAGGAATGTAACGTTCCCTCGCAACTTATTTATAGTAGCACGGATTGTTGCGGCTGTCAAGCCCCTCCAGGACAAGATTTATAAATAATATAAATAGAAACCTTTTGCAGTAAAGTATAATGGCTAATCGTTTCCCGTTAATTGTAAATTTAACAAGTCAAAGACTTGAAGAATTGATGGGTGGCGACAATTTAAATCTTACCGAAAATGGAATTGTTGCAGATAATACATTAGGAGTTAATGGGCAATTTTTAAAATCAACTGGAACTACAGTTGTATGGGATAATGCTGGGGATGTTTATTTAACTAATACTCAAACTCTTACTAATAAAACTCTTTCTGGATTAAACAACACTTTCACTAATATTCCAAATAATGCGTTAGTAAATTCTACTATTAATATTAATGGTGAATCAATTCCTTTAGGTGGATCAGTAAATACATTGGTATATACTGCTTCAGCTAATGGGGGACTAAAATTATCTGGCACTGCGTTCTCAATTAAAAATTCTGAAAATTTAATTCAATCGCAAATTGTTAAATGGGATTCGATTAACAATCAATTAACAAATAGCAATATTCAAGATAATGGCACAACAGTAACTGTTACTGGAAACTTTAAAGTAGGTGCAACAACATTAGTGCAAAACGGCGCAGTAACTATTACTATGCCAGCAACTACAGGAACATTAATTGCATCTGGGGATACTGGAACAGTTACCAACCAAATGCTTGCTGGAAGTATTTTGCCATCCAAATTAACTATATTAAATGGAAGAATTTTAATTGGAAATAATTCTAATACTGGTACTGCAGTTGAACTAACTGGAGATGCTACAATAACAAATTCTGGAGCATTAGCTATTTCTGCAAATGCAATATCCTTCTCTAAATTACAGCAAAGTGCAGCTGCTGGATTATCTGTAATTGGTCGTAATACAAATAGCACAGGCAATTTTGCTGAAATAACAGCAAATACACATGGACATATATTACGTTTATTTGGAGATAGTTTAGAATTTGGTCAAATAATAGGTGCAGGCATTACTGCAAATACTATCACATTTGATAAATTGCAACAAAGTGCATCCACTGGATTATCCGTAATTGGTCGTAGTGCAAACAATACTGGAAATTTTGCAGAAATTGTTGCAGGAACAAATGGACATGTATTGCGTTTATCAGGAACTTCGCTTGGATTTGGTGAAGTAGCAACTGCAGGAATTGCTAATAATGCAGTAACTTATACCAAAATTCAAAATGTCACTACTGCAAATAGACTTTTAGGTAGTACTACAGCAAATGCAAACGTATCCGAAGTACAAGTTGAAACAGATATGATTGCAGATAATGCAGTATCATATTCTAAAATTCAGAACATATCTGATACTAATAAATTATTAGGAAGAAGTAGTAGTGGTTCTGGAGATATTGAAGAAATTGATTGCACTGCAGCAGGAAGAGCACTCATAGATGATATAGATTCAGCTGCACAAAGAATCACATTAGGTCTAGGAACACTATCAACACAAAATTCATCTAATGTTACTGTAGGAAAATTAAATGTAACTGGAGACCTTACTGTAAGTGGAACAACGACAACATTAAACACTGAGGTCTTAGAAGTAAAAGATAATGAAATAATTTTAAACTCAACAGCAACTGGGATCCCATCATTAAATGCTGGAATAGAAGTAGAAAGAGGTTCATCAACAAATGTAAAATTTATCTGGAATGAAACAACTGATAGATGGACATTTACAAATAATGGAACAGATTATTACAATTTGCCAATCAATGTTAGTGAATTAAATAATGATTCTGGATATTTAAATGTGGAGTCTGATACTTTAACAACAGTAACTTCAAGGGGAAATACTACAACTAATGATATTTCTGTTGGTAATTTAACTGCTACATCAATTATAAGTAGTGGAAATATTGGTATAGGAACCACAAATCCACAATACAAATTAGACGTACTTGGAGATATTAATTTTACTGGCACATTTTATCAAAATGGAAGTCAATTTGTAGCATCAAGAT